TGTTTTACCTCCTGGCGACAGTCGTAATACTGTAGGTATTATTTGCATTGGTGCTTTTGGTGTTTGGACCTTGTTTAAGGTCACCCTGAACACCGAATCAGAGGACAAATAAGGGCAAAATTAGATAGTTTAAGGCAGGATAGGTAGCAATACCTATACCTGCCTCTTTTTCCATTTTAATTTCAATTGATATTGACCAATAGGTGGAAGGTCATTGGTCATAACTATGACTTCGTGTCTAGTTTTATTAGCCCAAGTTGACCACGCTTTAGCCCAACTATCTGCACGTTTTTCTATAGGAAACTTGATAGCCCAGTTATCTCGCATAGCAATATTGCTGGATTTATTATCATAGATGTAATCATTACTCCACCACATCTGTCATCTCCTTTTTAATAATAGGATAATCCCTATCATAGTATGGGTGATGGCCACCTAATCTGTTAATGATTGCATCAATGGCACGAGTAACACGCATACGTGCAGCCTTCTCGTTAGGTAGATTCAAAGCGTTAGATAAGTCTTTAGAGTTACGATTACACATATGCCACACAATTAAAACATTCTGTTGTGTTGCTGGTATTCTATCAAAAGCGTAAGAGATATCTGCTTGCATTGCAAACAAATTGTTACCCTCACTTGGTGCTCTTGATGTTCTATCGTAGTTAACATCGTGCATATTATCTGGTCTTGACCAGTCACCATTTATAATAGATGGTAGTAGTTCTTCAACCATTTCACGACGATAATAAAACACATCATTAATCTCATACCCTGATGTTTTAGCCTTTTCGTACTGACAAAACTTTAACGCAGCATTATGTAAAGACTTAGCAAACAGTTTGTTTGCATACTTTTTATCGTCCATATAATACCATTCAATTATTTTGTTTGGATGTTCAGCAAACCATAACCAAAGTTCTTGAACAATATCGTCTTTAGCAATCATAGGATATTGTCTGTGCTTTGACTCTGATATTTGTTTAACCATCGAACCGTATTCTTTTACATAATTTATTACCACTTGTATGCTTTACCTTCCACAACAAAAGAGTTACCTGTCATTATTACAGGTATAGGAGTTACTTTACCTTTATCTATATAGAGGATTCCAAAAGCACTTTGCCAGTTAGCGCTTCCTCCCTTGAGGTATGTGGCCTGCTTTAAGTCCATCATATTTCCAACTTCAAAACCATAAAGAGTTGAAGTTACTTTTCCATTACACGAAGTATTAAAATGAAGAAGTCCTAACTTATGTGTGTGTCCACAAAGTACCGACATACCAATCTTCTTGGCTAATGTCATTGCTGTACCACCAGCGTATGTACTACTTGCGCCTTCATCACCGTGACCCATTACCCAACCAGGTGCAAAGTTCCATAGTTTATTATGGTAAGTAATATCTAAATCACGATAGCCTAAAAGTTTTTCATATTTCAAATCACGTAAAGATGAGAACGCTGGCGCATACTTTTCAGTGTATCTTTGTATGCGGTCGCCGTGATTACTTCTCATAAGATGAAAAGGTTTATCACCTACTGACTTACGAAACTTACCCATAATCGAAGTTGTTTCATCAAGGTCACGTTGCAGATTAGAATGTTCTGCTGCGTACCCTTTAGACCAGCGTGCTGGGGCTAAACAATCAGCCTCATCACCTACACAAAAAAGTTCATCTGGTTGATAGTCTTTAACGAATTTTATTACAGCATTTATTGCAGGTTTATTATGCAAAGGTATTTGCATATCCGATAAGACTACAATGCGTTTCATTCAACGCCTTCCCATTTTTTATCTAGCACCATCATTGCGATGATTGCATAGTTTGCTATATCCATAAATGAATCACGTAAAGATTCGTTCTCTGGTGTTGCACCTGTTTCAACAAGGTTGTTGATGCGAGCAAGTTTGTCAAACATTCTTACACGCAACCCATTCAATGGGCCACCAGGTGAATCAGAAATATTTTTTGGACCGTAATCTTTTTGTTTCCTAATCAACAACTCTGCTAAACCATCTGTGTACACATAGGTTAATTCAGCAAATCTTAATTCGTTGTACACTACGCTGCTACCTTTCCTTTGAACCAATCTGAACCTTGCTTAGTGAATAGACTATTAACATCTTCACCTTCTGGTATTGCAATAGGTGTAACACCAGAAACTTTACGTGCAAGTTCTTTAGTGAACTCTTTACCTGCAGGGTCACCATCAGCAAACACATAGATACGTTGGAAGTCAGCCAAGATTCTGTAATGATGTGACTTAATGTTCTTAACACCTGGCACACCTACTGCTGGGATACCAAGTTTAGTTAAAGTGATTGTGTCTACTTCACCTTCGCATACAGCAATCCAATCGGTTGCTTTGAACAATGCGTTAACGTTATACAGTCTTGTTTCAGAGCCAGGTAAACTTAAATACTTTGGTTCCTCGTGATTGATTGCACGGAAACGTAAATCAACAACACCTGCTGGTGTTATGTAAGGGATAGCAAGACGACCTTCATAAGCCTCGTGACCTACGAGTGGTTGGTGTACTACCCCCAGGCGGAAATACTCTGCGTCTTGCAGAGATAGTCCCCTGTTGATTAGATACCCTTCTGCCAAGTTTACTGCTTGTTGATAATGTGATGTCGCTTGTTCCAGTAATCTCTTCTGCTCTTGATTTTGCTTCACGGAAATCAATCCCTTCTTGTATCATTATTATTTTGTATAAGTCACCAGATACTTCGCAAGCGAAACAGTTAAAAGCATTTACATCATTGTTAACTGTTGCTGATGCGTGTCTATCTGGGTGAAATGGGCAGTTAATTTTTCTCCAACCACTCCCTGTTGGTACTTGTTTAGCACCATAATGTGACAGGAGTCTAGAGATTGGAGAGACCATTAGTATCCTGCTTTCTTCAATAACTCTATCAGAGTTTCAACTGGCATTGTTGCATACCAGTTACCAACATCACCTGTGCCACGACGTTTATGTATCACAGCACCTGTGTCTGCTTTAGCGTTCTTGATTTCAACTTCTAACTCTTTGGTCCAGCCTGCCAAGTCGAACGTTTTGTGGTTTTTGATTTCAAAACAAACCCCAGGTACGCCAGCAATGTCGCCCCTATCGTTTTTATCCCCTGCCAACCTGCGTTCTGCATACTTCCACCCTTTTTTCTGTAGGTATTTAACAACATCTCGCTCAGCACCTGAGCCTTTACGCTTACTTGGAGTACTCATACTCACCTATATTCGATTCGTTGTTACAAGTGCAATACCAAACAGATGAACAAATATAACATTTGCCATCTTGATTTTTCATAAACTTAAAAGCAATCCTATAACTATTGTTGCAATGAAAAAGATTACACTTAACTTAAACAAGACAGGTTCAATCCAGTCTTGCCAAGGGTTAATAGTCTTATTCATTTTCTTGATTTTCCCAATCAACATAACATTTTTCACAGAGTAATATCCAGCCCTTGTACACAACACCAGCGTGCCGTTCTTTACAATTCATACAAGGACTGAATACAAATCCTTGGTCAGTATCAGTATCTATTATAACCCCTCTTTAGGGTCAGCCAAATACATATACTCTGGCGAAAAGGACAAGAATACTGCCTCGGTACCAGAAGCGTTTGCTTTACCATAACGATTCTTTACAGGTGCAACAGCCATAAAACCATTATCTGTTTGTGACATCGTACAAATAAGAGCAGGTAGTTGTGAGACTTTACCTTGGATAGATGAACGAGGTGGGCAAGGCTTACCTTCAAATGCTTCACTTGTGTGATGCAATAGAAGTATCGCAGCGTTAGTATCTCGTGCAAGATATTTTATTTCTTTCATAACTGCACGCATACCTGACCATTCCTCACCACCACCATCAGTAATATCAATCAAGTTATCTAGCACTATCAAGTGTGGGTTCTCACCGTGCACTTCTTCAAACGCTAGAACTTCTTCATCAATATCATTAAGTGTTGGCGCAGCATCAAAAGCCCACTTGATATGGCTTGTCTTTGAGAGTTCTCTCTTAGCAAGTTCCATATCTTCTGTGATTATTCTTTCTGCTTCTTCTTGACTCTTACCTGTAATCATTGAGAACAGGCGCATACTCATTGTGTGTGCGCCTGTATCTGCTGAGATGTACAAAGTTGGAACTTTGGTTCTTAATGCAATGGCTAATGCAAGTGTTGACTTACCTGCACCAGGTGCACCAGCAAACATTGATACTTCGCTGCGTCTCAAAATAATTTTTGACACATCAAAAGTATTGAACACAGATGGTAATGGTTCCCCACCTGATTCTGTTTTACCAATTGTTCTAACTAATGTTCTCATCTAGTTCCTTAGATATTAACTGTCTTGCATTTTTCTGGTGAACCCATTGGTGCTGTACAAGCCCAGAAGTCTTTGCCTGTACGTGGTCCTTGTTTTGCTGTGCGTCGAACCATTGGTCCGTGTGCACAAGCAGGTGCAGGTGCGTAACCAGCCATTGGTGGTGGCACTGGTGCAAATGGTACTAATGTTGGATTCAATGCGCCCAATGCTTGAGCAATTGATTCATTAGTTTGACCTAAGAAGGCTTCCTCTAATGCACCAACAACGTTACCTATTTCACCTGCTACTGCGTCGTTAACGTTCTTAGAGAACGAAGTCCAATCATCACCACGTACAGTAACGATTGTTCCAAGTTTACTTTTAACGTTGGCAACATATGCTGATTCAGTTGACATTTATTTCTCCAATCGGAAGTGCTTGACTTCCATTCTTCCAATAACAATGTTCCTGATAGGAACACATTTTACAAGTGTCAAAGTTAGGAAGGTAGATATTGTTTTCTCTAGCCTTCTGAAACATTGCCACAAGTTCATCTAGTTTTTGTAGGCTCAACGCCTCTAGTGATATTGGTGGTGTTGTTGTTCCTTGCCTTGCCATCCAGTATGCACCATATGAAGGGCGCACACCTATAGCGCGTTCCATCATTGAGGCGTATATGGATAATTGCAAGTCTGATTGTGGTGTTCTCATTCCTGTTTTCAAATCCAGGATTACAAGTTCACCATCTGGTGTAACAAATACTCTGTCGACAGCACCTAACATATAGACACCACCGACTACAATTTCAAGTTTCAATTCAATAGCAGGTTTACCTTGAGGTGTTGTCCAGATTTTCCAACCTGAACCTTCACGCCATTGAACCCAAGACTCAACAAACTTTAAACCATTCTCGTACCACCACTTAGCGTTCTCACCATCAGGGTTAGCCTTAGTTGTGCGTACTGATTGACGTAAAGTTTCTAATTGAAAATCTTCACCGTGTACTTGTCTGATGTTGTTGACTTCTTCAGCCCAAGCATCATCCCAAAGTTTATTTATTTCCAAAATAGTTGGTCGCCTTCTTTAGTGGGAAGAAAACCTATTACCTTAGTTGTCTTATCAGTGTTCTCAAACTCTGTTGTAACAGGCAGGTTATCTTTCTCTGACCACACTACATCAAACTTGTCCAGATTAAATGACCAAACACCTAAAGGTGTTGAGTTAATGTACAACGGAATCATTCCTTTTAATCTTGCTTCACCAACAAGGCGAGCATACTTTGATTTCTCAATCAACAAAGTATTGTAATGTGTGTGCCTACATTTTAATTCAATGAAAGCATTAAGTATTTCTGATGTGCAATCAAAAGTTGAATACTCATTCTCTGATTTCTTTAAGTCAGGTATAAGTTGCGCTAAGTTATCAAACAGTTCTTGTTCATTCATTGCTCTGACTCCCATTTCTGTAAATCATAGTTCTCTGTTGCAAGGTGAACAGCACTACCACCAAGCGACCACACAGCAGGTTGTTCCTCAACCTTTTGAATACGAGAGAGGTAGTACTGATATCCACACGCTAACCAAGTAGTTAAACTTGAATAAGACACGTGGTCTGGGACTTCGTAGCCGTTAACCTTTAACATAATTCCTCCAAGAATTAGATGAGGTAACAGGCGAGAACGGAGGAGAAACCCAACCTGTTACCTCTTTGAAGTACGCTGGGTGAAAGAGGTCAGCAAACCCCAGCGACTTATTCATAGTAGCATAGACACCGACAACACCATCATAAGATACACGGTGTGTCGTAACAGACAAAAAAACAAATAGGTTGTTATACTTGAAAAAGATAACAACAAGTAACGCAGACTCACCAAAGAGTCTGCTTGTATGTAATAATAAATAACAAATAATCTGGAGGTCAGATGTTAGAGTTATTGTTTGGTTCACTATTGCAACCTGAAGCCCCTTCTCGTTGGTCAGAGGAATCATCTCGTTCATATGTGCGTAAGGTAGCAGAGTTTGAAGGTTGGTCTGAGCGTCAATGGGATTGTTTAGATGAACTAATTTTTCGTGAGTCAAGTTGGAATCCTTATGCAGATAATCCAAAGTCGTCAGCATATGGTTTGTTTCAAGTCTTGAAAACTAAACCAGGAACTAGAGTTCCTGAACAAGTTAAAGCAGGGTTTGATTACATTAAACAAAGGTATGGCACACCTTGTTCAGCGTTAAGGTTTCATAACTATAAAGGTTGGTATTAGTAAGTCTCTGATTGTTCGTTATCAGGATGGTCAACTGGGCAAGGTGCTGTAAGTTTAGCACCACACATATAACACTCAGCATCGTCAAGACCCCACACTTCAATCTCATAAGTGTCGGGGTCAAAGACGGCAGATATGCGTAGCCAGAAGCAACCACATTCAGGGCAGCCTGCTGTTGGTATGCCACGCCAATCCAATTATTATTCCTTATCATCATCAAAGATTATATCTACTACAGGCTCAAGCATTTGTGCCATAGCGATAGCGATACTACCTATCATAGCAACAAACATAACTCTGTCGTGCTTAGACCCTATCATTTCTTCCCATAATCCATCATCTTCTATGAGAACAGATACCTTAGTTGTCAGGTTATCTATCAGGTCTGACATTTGAAATGCTTTCTCGTGGTCATTACTGAAAACTTCATTGACCATCTTTGCAACATCTTTATCTTTACTCATTGTGTATCATCTCCTTATGTGTGTAGAAATCAGCAGAGGTAAGTAATTGTTCTCTTACAATACCCCTGCTACTTGCTATCCTTGCTCGTTCTGCTGTGCTTTCACCACCCCATATGCCTTTAACTTCAACACGTAAACCATACTCCAAACAAGGGGCTATGTGTTCACATTTTTTACATATTGACTTAGCATATATTGCTTCCTGTTGTTGATTCTTTTCAGGGAAGAACAGGTCTTGACCTACCTCCCTGCATAAAGGGTTCTCAAAATCAGGAACAGATGTGTTCACTTAGTTAGTTGCCTCTCACATTCTGTGACACTTTCTTTCACCTCGTCGTTGAGTGTGTTTAATATTTTCCAAACAGTCCACACATCAAAGCCTGCACCTAGTGTGTCAAAGATTTGGTTGTATGTTTCATTCTCTATCATATCGTTGACCTCATTGAGCAAGTATCTTAACTTGACATTGAGTCTCAAGTATTCAGAGTAATGTTCTGTGTTTATCTTTGGGTAATCGTTAGTTGCTTCGTCTATCATCTACTCACCTCCATCATTGTATTCATACAGATATTGTATGCGTCAACATTATCCTCAGCAGAGTTTATCTTTGCCATAAAAGCATCAACATCCTCTGGGTTGTTTAACTCACGCAACACTTGTGCTATTGCCATTCTTGGGTCAATATTTTCGTCTATCATTTGTTTCCTCCTTGTTAGTTCTACTGTCTAGTACATCCTAGACAGTTAGAATGTTTTCTCTTTCCATATACTATCCCTGCTTGACGCACTACCTTGATAGCACAAGCAAGAATCTGTGTGCGTGTAACATTCTATACAGGTCTCACAGGTTTCACATACACCTGTAATCATTGCCATCTCTGTGAATGTAGCACCACACTCATAACACAAAGTCAAATCAAGTGACGAATCTAAATCATCCTCATCATAGACGGATGCTACATCACCATCTGACTTTGTTTTCCTGGAAGGTAACCAAGCCCACCGAGTATAGTCATACTTGTATGAACTATTAGACCACCACAGTCCCTTATCCCAGTCACCTAGTTGTTCGTTTACTATGTACAATTCGCAATCCAACTTGGGACTAGCGTTCAGGATAGCAATCTTGCTACCACCTGCCCACTTTTCCAAGTCTTCAAAGAATACATCATCATCTAGTGATTCGATACCAGCCTTAGGCAGTAACTCATCAGCAAAGATTTTAGTATCAGAACGATTGTCACCCTTTGGTATATCAACAGGGAGGATGCCATTGTGACCGAGAATAACCTTGTCACTACCACCCACCCTGAACGGATGGCAGTTGTTCTTGTTGATACCTCCGTGAGTTGCAAGTCTCGCGTGAAACATTGCATACCCATCAGAGTATCTCTCTCTTACATTAAGAAATCGTCTGATAACACTATCGTAATCTAGACCTCTACCTGTAATGATTGAGTCACCTGTGTGCACAGCGTAACCAAAACCATCTGGGTTATTGGAACACGCACACTTCAGTTGCTCATATGTTGGTGATTCGTTCCGTTCTGCTATGTGCAACAAACACATATTCTATACCTCTTTCTCAACCATTAGGTTGTGTATGTGTTTATATTTATCTTGATTTTCCTCAACAAAGATACGATAAGTATCCCAAGTCAGAGCACCAACAGTAATATCAGGGATAGTTATATCCCTTGTATATTCCACGATGGATGCCACGAATTGTATGTTGGCAAGGACACGCTCAGGTTTGAGTGAACCCTTGAACATACGGATTTCTACTGTCTGGCTATTGCACAGGTTGATAGCAGTATATCGGTCAGGGTTGTAGTCCTTACCTAATATAACTTTGCCTGCCTTCTCCTTTTGACCAGCAAATGTAGACCATTGGAGAGACGAGCGACCAGCAATAGCAACACATTGTCTTTCACTTGTGTTGATTAGATAGGCAAACCTCCACAGGTGAGACCTATCTTTGAAACCCTTACGAGATAAGTGGATATGAATACCACAAGTCTTAGTATCCCAAGACCTGAAACCCATAACCCTTAACTTGTTAAGGATTGTCCAGTCAACTGAGACAGCAAACTCATATGACATTGGATGTGTGACTATCTCGAATCCTTCTTCGAGTGAGCCATCTGATTTGAAGTATGCAACAGAACCGAAATGCTCGCTCAACTTGCTGAGAGCATTGCGTATATTGTTGCCCATACTTTCAACCTCTATCTCAAGACCATAAAACATTTCGTTAGAAAGTTTTAATTCCCTGAGGTCGTATCGTGAGTATGCTTCTAGTGAATTAGGTTGCATAAAGAAATCAGGTTCAGGTTTCCAACTATAATTATCTAGAAACTCTGAGCCATTACACCTACGACAAGGGTCGCTGTAGTATTCATCGCAACTCTCGCAGTAATGTGCATCCGATAAACAATCACTGCACCAAGAATCACCACCAACATTAGCGTGGTCGTCGTTGTGTGTTAAGTCACTACATCTCTCACAATGAAAGTAGTTTTCTAAACAACTATCACAGTAAGAATTGTTAGACCTCCACCCACCATCAGGTAGGTAAGAATCACTACAATCATCACAGAACGCTGCACAACTATCACAGTACCAATCGCCATCATATTCTATTGCATCTGAATCATCTATATCATCTATAGAATCAGACACAACAGCAGTACAACGAGGAGTAGTACAGATAACTGGTGTGCTTGGTGCTTCGACTTCATCCACAGAACTCATACATCACCTCCTTTATATTGCTAATTGTCTAGTACATACTAGACACCAACTACTGACCTAGTAATTGGCACATACCATTATTATCCCACACTCTAGGTGTTGAGTCAATAATGATATGGGTCATCCACTATGATTTAGTTACACCATATCTTTATTGGATATAGTTACACCATATCTTTTCTTGATTTGTGCATCGAGAAAAGCATAGGCTTCATCATCCATCTGACGACATATCTTTATTGCCTCCATTATCAAAGCGCAAGCGTCAGCCTTCATCCAACCCTTGCGAGACTTAACATTGTCAAGGACATTCACAATGAATAAACCTGCAATGCTACGATAACCATCATCAGTTATCTCTATTCCCACTATCTCCTTGTTCATCTTCCACCTCCCTCTCATCCTCTAAAGTTACCCAAGCAGTCTCAACCCAAGTAGGTGAGTACATTGGGTCAAGTGTTACATCAACAGTGTCAACATCTATATCTAACTTTCTATTAGACACAATGCCCTCCTGCATCAGTGCACTGAGATGCTCGCGTGACATCAAACGCTCAGCGATAATCTCATCTATATCATCAGACATTGAGGCCAACCTCACAATCGTGACCATAACCAATCTCGTCAGGTGTTAGCCTTTTACCACACTCAACGCATTTCATTACTTTCTCCCTTGTCTGGTACATACTTGACCACTACATCCATCTCACCAACAATAACCATCTCATCCAACAAGTCATACAATGACATCAGGTTGATACGGATATTGTCAGGTGTTTCCATTATTGCGTTCTTATATTCTTCTATCTCATCAGAATATAATTTCATTACTTCCTCCCTTGTCTAGTAGGTACTAGACGACAGGCATACATCCAACCTGTCATCCAATAATTGCCATCTAACATACTCCAAGGATGACGCACCTTGCACCTCTCGCACAAGAAACTGTTATCATCCATCAGTACATCCTGCTAACTTCATCAGCAATAATCGCTGAAGCAACAAACAACAGCGACCACGCAAACCAACGCCAATTATTTTTAATCATCTATCCCCCTCAAACTCAACATATTCAATATCAAGTTTAGCCAATAATTCTTTTAATTGACCAACCTCAATACCAACATATTCTTGTTTAGTTTTGCCGTTAGTAATTGTGTATTGCATTACAGGTTCAACTTTCATAATGCCTCCTCTAGTAGCATCATCTGTTTGGCATAACACTTAGCACACCAAGCATCATCATTCCTATCTAACTTGGCGTTCTCAGGGTACATATACTTATCGCACCCATTACATTGCACATCACACTCGAAGCAATCATTGTCATAGAGTCTTGACCCACAACTATTACAATGACCCTTAGAGAATGGGTCACCCTCAGGATACATCAGTTACCATCCTGTCTAGGTGTACTAGACAACAACAGGTAATACTCATACCAATTAGTTGGCATAACATTACGAGTTGTGACAGGGAAGAACCTGCGTTCCCTGCGTTGCCTGAACTTGCTACCATTACTAACTACCACGAAGCGACCTGCCCCACGATAGACCTTGCTTGTTGGTATTGGCATTGCTATCTCCTCCTTGAACTAACTTGCTAACACAAGTTTACTACACATCAAACCTTGAGTCAAATATATTTCAGAGCGTACATCAGAACCAACATCAGAACCAACATACATCAGAGACAACATACTGACCGATTGTCTAGGCGTACTAGACAAATAAAATAAAATAGAACTAGCCCCCACTTTCGTGGGGGTAGTCCTTGCGTGATTACTTGCCTGACTTGGTTAGATTAGCGTACGCAATTTTGAGCGCGTTCGCAATCTTGCCTAGTTCTTGCTCGGTGAACTTGCCTGACTCGATTGCGTCGGCAATCTTGTCGGCTTTTGAGTCCTTTGGCAAGGTATTCGCTTTGCGCTTTGCACGCTTGGCTAATACTGCTGGGTGAGACTTGGTGCTAACTGCCTTGAGTTGAGCAATCTTGTTTACCTTGTTCAACTCGGTTATTCCCATTCCATTATCAAGATTGAACTTAATATCTGAAACGCTAATACCCTCGGCATCTATCTTGTCTGACCCCACTCGTTCAATCATTCGACCTATTGCTAGGTATCGGTTAATTGTGTCCTTGTTCACGATTGCCTTGCCCCCACTTTGGTTCGCTGGGTGTTCGACAATCTCGCGAATAGTCATCCCTTGATGCGTGGCTTGCATAATTGCTAAGCAAGCGTCGGCAATAGGTGTCTTTGATGCGTCTATGGCGTCAAAGATAGCGCGTTCTGAATAATGCGCTTTGACTACTAAGGTCACAACTTGTTCGAGTGTGACTTGTTCTACTTGTTCGATAGTGCTTGTCATATTGACCTCTTTTGAGTTCTATACTGCAAGCATCTCGCCTTGAGATGCCCCTAACTTGTCTAGGAGTACTAGACGAATTAGGCACATCTCAAGCAAGTAATCACGCTATTGAGTTCTCTTTCATTCTGTCCTGGTTCTCGGAGTGAAAGTGCGAGCCCTAATGAGAGGCCTTGCTTAACTTCAATCGGAGTGACAATAACGACATTACACGATTGCCCCCCATAGGTCAAATACCCCCTATTTTGTGAGGGAATTACGCGTGTCTAGGCCGTACTAGACAACCTCAGGAGATAGTTAACCCACACACAAGCCCACACACCTAAAACCCTTGACCCAGGGTATTAAACTCCCAAAACCCTAGGACGCAACAGTCCCTTTTTTAACTTTTTGGGGTTATTTGCCTGCAACTGTGTATTGTTCTGACCTGCGGTTATATGGTTTTCAAAAGTTTTTTTGTTTTGTTGCGTTACCAAATGGTATGGTAACGGATTAGTATATATGTAAGGGTTTTTATTTCAGCCTGGTATTGAAGGCTGTAGGGTAGTTTATAGCAGACTCTTTGGAGAGTCTGCTTTATTATATATATAATTATGATGGGATTTTTATGGCTGCTAAGGCTGGGGAGTTTCATCACGGTAAGGCTGCGTCGTTGCAGAAGAGGCAGGATTATCTTGTTTCTATTGGGCAGGGTATGACTAATGCTGATGCGTCTAAGGTGGCTGGGGTTTCTCCTGATACTGTGAAGTATTGGGTTAAGTCTGATAAGCAGTTTAGGGAAGATTTGGATAACGCTCGGACGGAGCGCGATTCTGTTAGGTCGGGGGCTAAGGCTTCTGATAAGTTTGATATTGGGTTTGAGGATTTTTCGTCTAAGTATTTAGATATGAAAGTTTTTCCGCATCAGAGGAATTTTATTTCTTTGTTGGAGCAGGGTGAGCCTGAGTGGTTGCATCCTAGTATGGTGTATGAGCCTTCTGCTCGTAACAGGTTGTTGATTAATGTTCCTCCTGAGCACGCCAAGTCTACTACGGTAACTATTAATTATTCTACGTTCCGTGTTGCTATAAACCCTAATGTTCGTATCATCATTGTGTCTAAGACTTTGTATAAGGCACGCGAGTTTGTTTACGCTATTAAGCAACGTTTGTCTCACCCTAGGTGGGGTAAGTTGCAGCAGGTGTTTGGCCCTGAGGGTGGTTGGCAGGGGGATGCTGATACTTGGCGCACTGACACTGTGTATCTTGGTTCTGAGACTAGGGATTCTTCTGAGAAAGACCCTACTATTCAGGCCCTTGGTATGGGTGGTCAAATTTATGGTGCCCGCGCTGATTTAATTATTCTTGATGATTGTATCACTGGTGCTAATGCCCACGAGTGGGAGAAACAAATAAAATGGCTTCAACAGGAAGTTATTACCCGATTGGGTAAGAACGGTAAACTGTTGATTGTAGGTACACGTATTGGGTCTAACGACCTGTATCGTGAACTCCGTAATCCTGAACATTGGTCTGGTGGTAAATCCCCTTTCACATATCTGGCTATGCCAGCAGTATTGGATTTTGCGGAGAACCCTAATGAATGGGTGACGTTGTGGTCCAGAAGTGACCGTCCTTGGGATGGTGATGAGGACACCACACCCGACGCCGATGGCTTATATCAAAAGTGGGATGGTCCTGCACTATTCCAACGTCGCTCAGAAGTAACACCTAACACTTGGGCTATGGTGTATCAGCAACAAGATGTTGAAGAAGATGCCATATTCCCAGCGTTATGTATCCAAGGTTCCGTTAACGGTATGCGTAAAACAGGTGTCATAAACCCTGACGCACCTGGGCATCCTAAAGAAGGTAACTTTCGTATTGTTATGGGTATTGACCCTGCAATGGAAGGTGCAACAGCAGCAGTTGTTGTTGCAACAGAAATGACAACACGTAAACGTTATGTGTTAGATGCTTTAAATATGACAGAGCCCACCCCCCAAAAAATTAAAAACCTTATTGAGGATTGGACTATCAAGTACCAACCCAATGTTGTTGTTGTGGAGAAAAATGCCTTCCAATTATATCTTACCAAAGATGAACAGATACGTGACTTTCTCAGTTCAAGGGGAATCCAGTTCCGTGAGCATTACACTGGTAATAACAAGTGGGACGTCGGCTTTGGCGTTGCATCGATGGCTAACCTCTTTGGAACGATTAATCAAAACAAATTCGTAAAAGGCTCAAACCTTATTGAACTTCCATCTTCAGAAAAATCTGAAGGTGTCAAAGCATTAGTTAACCAACTTATTGTCTGGAAACCAGATATGAGAAAACGTCAACCAACAGATTTAGTTATGGCTTTATGGTTCACAGAACTTGTTAACCGTGAATGGCTTGAAAGAAACAACAACGCAATAAAATTTATGCCAAACAAATGGGCAACTAAACGACAGTTAGATAGTCGTATAACAATTGACCTTGATGAACTGTACGCTTCACAACAATCTGAACAATTCTACGTCTAGAAGGAAAAATGGCACTTACCCCTGAACAAGTCTTTGACCGTGTAGCCGCGCTCAAGTATAGAAGTCAAGCCCGCGATACACGTATGGGTCAAATACTTGATGTACGTAGAGGCAACCTTGCTGACGTATATCCTGATATGTTCCCACCTGATGTTCCAAAGCCAATGATAGCAAACTTTGTTGACATTGCTGCACGTGACATTGCAGAACTTTTAGCACCACTGCCATCTTTTAACTGTTCAGTTTACAACAGCACAAACGATAAGGCTCGTTCCTTTGCTGACAAACGTACACTTGTTGCAAACAACTATGTTCAACACTCACGTTTACAAACACAAATGTACACAGGTGCTGACTGGTATGTTTCATACGGTTTCCTACCATTCGTTGTTGACCCAGATATGGAAGCAGGACTTCCACGCATACGCATAGATAACCCTCTAGGCGCATACCCAGAATTTGACCGTTTCGGTAGATTAATTTCTTACACTAAACGTTATATGAAAACAGTTGGTGAACTTGTTGCAGAGTTCCCAGAATACGAACGTGCAATACTTGGACCATACGGTAGAACCGAAGGTTCATACTCTGCACAACTAGAACTTATTCGTTACGAAGATGCAGACCAAATAATGTTATACATTCCTGCTCGTGAAAACACAATACTTTCCTACACACCAAACCCAATTGGTGAAATGTTAACACGTGTAGCAGTAAGACCAGGTATTGACAGTGAACCACGTGGACAATTTGATGATGTTCTATGGGTACAACTAGCACGTGCACGTTTTTCAAGCCTAGCACTTGAAGCAGCAGAAAAATCTGTTCAAGCACCATTGGCTTTACCAAACGATGTACAAGAATTTTCTTTCGGACCTGATGCTGTAATCAGAAGCAGTAACCCTGCAGGCATTGGTCGTGTACAATACAATGTTCCTCCAGCAGTATTCACAGAGTCACAACTTTTACAATCAGAAATGCGCCTAGGTTCACGATATCCAGAAGGTCGTTCAGGCAACATAGACGCAAGCATAATCACAGGGCAAGGCGTACAGGCTTTGCTAGGCGCATTCGACACACAAATTAAAACAGGTCAACAAATCTTAGCAGAAACATTCCAAGAAGTAATGAAAGTATGTTTCCGTATGGATGAACTTATTTTTGATTTTGATAAAACAGTTAACGGTGTATCAGCAGGTGCACCATATGAAATCAAATACAAACCATCACGTGATATTAAAAAAGATTACAACATTGAAGTACGCTACGGTTTAATGTCAGGACTCGACCCAGGTCGAGCCTTAATATTTGCTTTACAAGCATTAGGTGCAAACCTAGTGTCAAGAGATTTTGTTATGCGTGAACTACCTTGGTCAATGAACGTGACCTCTGAAACTGAACGCATAGAAATTGAAAAACTAAGGGACTCACTCAACGGTTCTATCAATGCACTAACGCAAGCAATTCCACAAATGGCAGTTGGCGGACAAGACCCAACACCAATTGTTGAAAAAGTTGCACGTGTAATTGATTCAAGACGCAAGGGTATGGCAATAGAAGATGCAGTAATGCAAACCTTCGCGCCTGCACCTGCACCAGTCACCCCAGAAGGTGTGCCTCCAGTTGAGCAAACCGTCCCAAGTGCTCCTGCCGCAGCCCCTTCTGGGGCCTCTCCTGAAATGCAAGCCCAACCAGACTTAATGACATTGATGGCTGGAATAAGCGGAGCAGGTTCACCAGAAATGTCAGCAAGAGTTCAACGCCAACAAATAGTTTAAGGAAAACATATGTCAGAAAATAGGGATACTAAACCTGACTATGTTAAAAAATTTCAAGAAGCATTAGATTCTTGGATACAAGATTTACACCCAATGGGTGGTATGGCAACAGGTATTGTAACCGTTGTAGAGATGATTAACTCAGATGGTAAATATTTTTTACACGTAATAGATGACGGTAAATCCCCAGTATGGAAACTTAAAGGGATGCTTGACGCAGCAGTATATGAAATTGACAACAAATATGTTGAAGAAGATGAGGATTAATGGCACAGCCAGTTAGACTCGGCACAGGTGGAGACTACGGTGACCGAAAAGCCCAAATGGAGCAACAGATGGGCGCGGAAGTAGCAGGAGAAGCAATACCTGCAGCAACTTTTCCGTCAACAAACCTTATTGGTGGAATAAATGCACAACAACTACCACCAGTAACATCATTACTAGAACCAACACGATACCCAAATCAGCCTATAACTGATGGCAGTAACGCTGGTCCAGGTGCTGGTGCATCTGAATTACCTGTTCAAAACTCAATGAACCCACAGGATAATGTTGCTCTATTAGCACGCGCTATTTATAGTCAATATCCAACTCCACAAAATCGTAGAATCATTGAAGTTTTGAATAGGACTAACAGGTAATGGTTGGCAGAAACGCACAATTTTACGAAATACCAGATGTTGCATACAACTCTATTCCACGTCTAGCAACATCTGAAGTTAACAGAATTGCTTTAGAAGAATTAAAAACACGTCTTGACCCAACAACTGGGAAGATGATTTCAGATAACATTGCTGACCTGACAAAAAATATGCCAGGTTTATCATTAGACACAATTGTAAGTTCAGCATCAATGGGGATGAACTCAACAACACCAGGTATGCAAGGTCTTGCATCAGCAGATGGTCTTGCACAATTACAAAAAAGTAATGAAGAAATTGCTTCACTTAAAGATTCTGTTAAAGAAAAAGGTGGAGTAAGAGATTCTTTATACGGTTTATTTAAAGGATTTGTTCGTGGAGGATTTGCAACATTCAATGCACCAGTACAATACACTGAATCCTTAGCACGACGCGCATACGCTAGAGCACACGGTGAAACACCAACAACAAACCCTCTACCTTTCGCAAACCCTGATGTAACATTCAACCAACTATGGGCAGATTTTCTTGATGACGGTAAAGTAGATTCAGGTTCAGGTTTCTTTGTTGACCCAAACTCTTCAGTAGGTCGCGCACAAGCCGATGCTGCATCAGCATACGGTAAAATTAACGGCGAGGCTTTTACATTTGGTCGTTACGCAGCCAACGGTGTTGGCATTGACCCAAACACAAACGCTTACAATATTGTTTCAGGAACAATTGATGCTATCAAAACAATAGCATTAGACCCATCAACATATGTTCCAGGTGGTGCATTACCTAAAGCACTTCGTGGTGTATCTAAAGCAGAAGAAGCACTTAAAGCAAGTGTTGGTTTTGCAACAAAAGTAGGAGAAGCAGATAAACTTCCTACAGTTGTATCACAAAGTTTAGATGAATTACAAAAAGCCTCAGAAACAGCAGGCGAAACAGCAGCAAACCTTGCAGAAGGTAGACTCTTTGCTAAAGGTAGAGAAATAGAAACTGCTGCATTTGAAGATTTAGATAAAGCAAGACTTGCTAACTATAAAGATGTTGAAACATTTGAGGATATTAAAGATACCTCTGCTGCTATTAATGGTAGCAAAACATTACAAAAGGCTTTTAGTCCACAAAACGTTGCAAAGATTGTTGAAAAAATAAGTCAAGAGGACCCAGCAGTAGTATCAGCCACAGCAGGACGACTAAAGGCTGACACAGATAACGCTAAAACACTTTTTGATGGACAAATTTTTACAGATAACGCTATTGCCCCAATAACTGCACGTAATCAAAACGTTGTATTTGGTGCACGTGGTGATAAAACACTACTTGTTGGTTGGAATGGAAAAGTAAAACCAAACCTTATTTCATTAACAGATAAAATTTACGACTTTCAATTTGGTGATGACCTTCTTAGTAAAGAAGGACTCACACTTACAGAATATTTATTTACTCGTTTTGGAGAAAACCTTAAATATACTAAAAGATATGATAAGGCTGTTAAAAAAGAAGTATTGCAATCAATGGAAACATTGCTTGCTAACCCTGAAGTAACATTTGGTGACGTATTTAAATACTTACACACAGAACTCGCTGATGATTTTGGTTTAGAATTTATTTTCTCATTAAAAAATGTAGGATTTGATGGAGTTCAAGGTGTTCGTTCTATCTGGGGTAAAGAAGGTGGGTTTGTTTACTTTAACCGTCCACAAATTGTTTACCGTTCAATACCATTAGACCAAATAGCATTAAAAGAAGTTGACTCAACAATTCCATTCCTTGATGCGGCAACAGACGTTAACAATCTTTTATCTGAAGCAAAACAAGTACGTGCTAATAGTCGTCTAGGCGTTAAAACTGCTGAAACAGTATACAAAGAACGTGCATCATTAGCCAATGAAACTAAAAAACTTGGCAAACAAGTTGCTAGAGACAAGAAAAACATTGTTACGCTTTCACAAAAATATGAAGAAGCGTTAAAAACTGAAGCAGGAATAGCAGATTACCTAGACGAAGGTATGAAACTTGACCGCGATATGGCAGCAAAGTTCTTTTTAGGTAGCAAATCACAGATGCTTGCTAAAGTTATAGCAACATATGCTGGTAACCCTGAACGTATCTGGCGTTTGTTTGGTACAAAAATTGATTTTAACCTTGCACAAGAACTATCATTAGCAAAAAGTCCTGAAGATGTTCTAAATAAACTTATTACATTTATTGGTAAGAACCCTGAAAAAGTAAGTGAACCGTTAAAGGTTGGGTTGCTAGGCAATAGAAGTATTGCAGAAATAGCAAAACTTGAAAAACAAGGCATTGCTATGCCAACTGTTGCACAACTTGACACTAAACTTATCAGAGTTGTTGAACGTTTATCTAAAGGATACGGACGTAACTTTAGAAACGTAGCAATATTACAACTAGATGACATTGATTCAGTTGCACGTGGTTTAGATGACTGGATGAAAATTGCTGGATACAGCGAAAAAGCCATAACAACAACATTAAATGGTTACGGTTTACTTAAAACAAACTCTGAACGTTCAAACTTTTTATTAACTAAACTAGACGAACTAATGAAAAATCTAGCAACCAGAGAAGGCTTAGACCCTGAAGTTGCAAAGAATCTAAACGTTCGTTCACTCATATTAAAACGTGACCGTGAAATAGCATCAAACTACTTTGTTGGTAGAGAAGCAGTTAACGGTTTACCTGAAGTATTTATGGCTAACGGTGTAAACCAAGCCATACCATTCTTCCCACATCAACTATTAGATGATGTGTTTATGCTGCCTTCATCTAAAGAATTACGTAAGGCTGTACTTAAAGCAAAAGAATTGAAAGTAAAACACGGAACAGCAGTAGCATCAGACTGGATTAACTCAGAGTTTGGTGACCGTTGGAGAAGTTTTCAACTTGCTTTCCGTGTATCATATGTTCTTCGAAACCTTGGAGAAATGCAAGTACGTCAGTACTTAGCAGGTCATAGCAGTATACTAAACCACCCACTTAGTTATATTGCTATGTCTATTTCTAACCCTAAAGGTAATGCTATGCAACGCCTTGCTTCAAAGATTTCAAAGTATGACAATAACGTATTTGGTAAAAACTTTAATTCCGAATTAACTGATGATATGGCTGACGAAGGTCTTGCTGCAATAGCAGAATATCAAACATTTATGACACGTCATATGTCACGCTTTGACCCACGTATCGCTAAAGTTGCATCACAAGTTTGGAAAGATATTAAGTATGGGGAGAAAGATTTCCATAGATACCTTGGTGAAGAACTTAGTCGTCTAAGCACAGACCCAATTATTCGCATAGTTGCTGGTGGTGTGCCAGAAAATTTTCTTGCAACACTTCCTAAAGGTATTAGCCGTGAAGATGCTATTGTTGAATACTTTAAAAATGGTCCAGGAAAAACACAGATTGACACAATGAAAGGTGTCAGTGTTGCTGATGATGCTGGAGTTAAACCATTTGAACGCATATTTGCAACGGATGATGGCTTACGTCAATACTTATTTGACCCAGAATACAGCGTATCTGCAGCAATTAAACTTGTCACTGGTAACAATACTGAACTTATACAATTATTGTCAAAGAAAAAAACAACTCTTGCCGATGGAACACTATTAGCATTACCTAAAGTTATGACTACAAATGCTAAAGGCATAAAGATTATTAACAAATCAGGTTTAAATAAATTTGGTGAAGAACTTGCTGCAGCAGATAGTAAGTTAAATATGAAAAACATTGTTACCAAAGGTAAAATTGAAGATAGTGTTATCACAGGTAAAGGTGCAATCAGTTCATACGATAAAGGTGTTGATTGGTTCTTTAAGAACTCTAACAGAATAGAAAACAAATTCTCTCTTGGACCTGAATACCGTATGCAGTATTGGGACTACGCAGCACGTTATGCTGGTTTACTTGGTGTAGAAGATTTACGTAAACTTAAACTTGAAGCAGATAAAAGCCTACTAACACTTAAAATAGGTAATGTTCCTATTACTTTAAGTAACAAAAAAGGTGTATATAAGACCATTGAAACTGCTCTTGCTAAGGCTGAAAAGAGTGGTGCTGTAGGAACTTTGTCACTTCGTGAAGTAGATAATATGGCAGCAGCCAGAGCAAGTGATGCTGTTAAAGAACTATTCTATGATGCCGCAAGACAAAAGAACTTTTTGTTTGCTTTACGTATTATCTTTCCATTTGCTAACGCACAATATAATACATTACAAAAATGGGTTGATTTAGCAGTACAGAACCCTGTTAAAGTATATCGTGCTGGACAACTATTACGTGGTTTACAGCAACCAGGTTCAAGTAATATTTACAATATTTTTGGTATGAATCACGATAACCAACAAGGTTTTTTATACAAAGATGATTCAACAGGTGAATTAAGTTTTAAGTATCCTATTGCTGGAAGTTTACTTGGTAGTTTGTTAAGCGCAGTTCCAAATGCACCAGATGTTGAAGGCTTACAATTAAGTTCATCTTTTCAAAACTTAAACATTGCTTTCTCTGGTGTTAGCCCATTTGTTCCAGGTTTTGGTCCAATGGCACAAATCCCTGTATCTATTTTAGAAATGGATAAAGGATTTGGAATACTACCTACTGCTATTAAAACATATATAACACCTTATGCTAAAACAGAAAGCACAGCACTAGATTATGTTGTTCCTGCTTGGATAGGCAAATTACTTGATGGCCTTAATCCAGCATCTGCAACTCTTAAAACTGCACGCAAAACTGCACCTTGGGCTAACTACTTAGCATCAACAGGTGAGTATGGCGAAAACCCTTTTACTGACGAAGCAACAAAAAATAAACTATTCAAAGATGCTGCACGTATAGCAAGATGGGACCAAGTATTTACAGCATTGTTCCAATCAGTATTACCTTCTGCACCAAGAAAAGTTATTAACAACTTAGCCAAAGATGGCACATTTATGAGCCAAACAGCATTGTATCAAGCATTTGATTCTATCCGTACAGAAAAGTATCCAGATAGTTATGATGCTGCTGTTGTAGAGTTTGCTAATACTTTTGGTGTTAAAAACATTTTGTCAATTATGTCAGTTACTACTGGTGGACCAAGTAAACCAACTGAGGAAGCATATAGTTTCTTAGAAAAGTATGGTGAAAAAGCAGCAGCATATGCTGAAGGTCCTACAGATATTATTCCACTTCTTTTTCCTGGCGGAGAGTTCTCCAGAGAATACTTTAAGTTTCAATCAAATCGTCGTCGTAATTTAAACACAGAAGAATTAGAAGATGGTGCTACTCGTTTAGTTTACGAAGCAGCATTATCACAAATACGTCAATCACAAATTGATAACGAATATACTGATGACTGGTTCCAAGCACAACAACAACAGTTAAAGAATATGTTTGGTGGTGCTGAACCTATTGGTACAACAAGGGTTGGTACTAGACAAAATAAACTTGTTGAATTAAGAAAAGCAGTTGCTGACCCAATATTCAAAGATTCACCTATTTACAATGAAACCGTATTGTTTTTGTCAGCATATGACAATGCTATTGAACAAGCAAACAATCTTGGTTTTGCTAGTGAAGAACCATTAAAGTTAAAAGATTGGCAAGTTGAATCATTTAGAAATGATTTAAATAATCTTGCACAACAGTTAGTTACAAGTAATCCAAAGTTTAACATCCTTTTCCAATCAGTATTTGCTAAGAGTCTTGAGGTTAATAAATAGTGGCTAATGATATAATTGTTCTCCAACAATGGAACTCCCAAATTGGGGCATACCAAGATTACAATAGAACCAAAGAGCAATGGGTTCCTGGTACAGTTTACCCTGCTGGTTCAGTCTTTTCGCCTACTATTAAAAAACAAATTGGCGATGCTTTTAAGAGAGCAACAACAAGTTCTACTGGTGGGCAAAACCCATTACAGTATGTTGTTCCAACAAAATATGATGAAAGAACTGGAACTTATGTTGTTGCAGAAGAGTTAATAAAGAAAACTCCAACACCAACAGTAACTCCTCCTCCTGCTCAACCAAAGTTTCAATACAATACAGGTGGAACTGGTTATCAACCTAATCCTTTTCCTTATGTTTATACTGGAGAAGAACAAAGTTTATCACAAAGCCAAGTTGCTTACGCTAAATATGGTAAGATGACAATTGAACAATTTCAAAGTCAAGTTTTTCCTGAAGTTGTTAAGATGCAAAAAAATGGTGAACTTAATAACTTTATTAAAAGTTTATCATTAGGTGGCTTTTATGGTACTGAAAAAAACATTAACTTTATAGCAGATAAAAAGTTTTATACTGCATATCAAGCAGCATATAATGAAGCAGCGTATCAAGTTAACCCTCAACTTAGAAACCGTACTATTACTGACTACGTTAAACTTAGGTCAGGCATTACTCCTAGTGGCACAGGCGCAGGTTCAGGCAATGTTTTATCAAGTATATCTAAAGCAATTAACTTAACTGATTTAAACGATGCTGTGCTTATGATTGACAATGCTTACAAAATTAACTTTGGTAGAGCAGCAACCTCTCAAGAAAAAGATGGCTTCATTAGTCGTTTTCGTAACTTTGAAAAAAGTCAACCAACTGTTACAAAAACTTATGCTGATGGCACAACCATTACCGAGGGTGGTTTAAGTGCTATTGAGAAAGCAAGTTTCTTGCAACAAGAGATTGCTAAAAAGATTGATATAACTAAAGAGCGTACAGGTATTGTTGATAGTATTGCTGATGAACTTGAATCTTTAGCAAAACTTAATGGTATAAATAAACTTTCTAACACAGAATTACAAAACGCTGTTGTTAATATTCTTTCTGAATCAGATGCTACTATTAGAGAGCAAAAGAAAAAAGAAATCATTCAAGGTTTTCGTGAAAACTCAGCAAAGATTTACCTTGGTGTTGCTGATGATTTAAAGGCTGGAAAAGATTTAGATACTTTTACTGGTAGATACAAATACTTTATGAGTACAATTCTTGGTAGAAACGCTGACGCTATTCCAAATGATGACCCATTACTTGTTTCAGCATTGAACGTTAAAGATGGTTCAAATTATCGTGTTGCTAATGATAACGAATTTACTAAAATACTTTATGGCACTAAAGAGTGGCAAAAGTCTGCTGATGGTCAACGTAAATATAAAGATTTATTCTCCGCTTTTGATACCAAATTACAATTAGGGAATCGCTAAATGGCTAAAACCCCAAACCCTCCTTCCAAAGTACAACAAGCAGTTGCTATTAATAAAGCAGCACAGCAAGCAAGAATTACTCGTGTTGCTGAAACTGCTGCTACCCTTGCTGCTAATGCTGCTAAAGCAAAGGCTGCTACCGATGCTGCTAAGAAAAAGGCTGCTGCAGATGCTAAGGCTAAGGCTGATGCTGCTAAGAAACTACCTGGTATTCCTGTTAAAACTGAAACTGGCAATTATGAATACACTGATGATGCAGGTAATACATATAAGATAACAACTTACTCTGATGGGTCATCAGTAAAAAGTCTTGTTAGTTCAGGTGTTTCTGCTAAGCCTGAAGATTATACTTCTCAACGTGAAGCCTTAAAGGCTGCTTTAACATCAAAGGGTTTGAATCAAACATTTGTTAATGAAGTTGACAATCTTGCTTTAGGGTTATTATCAGAATATCAAGGTGATGCTGAAGCAGTTGCAAACGTTATTTTATTTAATAATGAAATAACAGTTAACGGTGTTAAACAACAATCACCTTTTGCTAAGTATTATGGTAAATATAATGATGCTTTAACTAAGGCTAATCGTGCAACTTTAAGCCCAGCAGAGATTGTTAACAATGTAGTTCAGTATGAAAAAATATTAAAGAACGTACCAGGTTTACCTGCAACATTTTACTCTGATGAAAAAATAACACAGTATTTTGTTAACGATATTTCTCCAACTGAATTAACTAAAAGAGTTAATGATGCTCAGGCTCGTGTTGCTGCTGCAGACCCACAATTTAAAGCAACAATTAAAGCATATTATGGTATGGATGATACAGAGATTTTAGGGTTTGTTCTTGACCCAACTATTGGCCAAGCAGAACTTGCTAAACGTCAAACTGCTACAGCACTTGGTGCTTCTGCTGCTAGGTCTAATGTTTCTGTTTCACGTCAACGTGCTGAGGAACTTGCTTCACTTGGTATCACAGAAACTGCAGCAAATGTTGGCTTTGGTCAGGTTTCTAAAAACTTAGAAGCATCACAAAGACTTGCAAGTATATATAATGAAAATGTAACAGGTTTACAAACAGAACTTGAGCAAGAACAGTTCCTTGGTTTGGCTTCACAGAAGCGTAAAAAACTTATGGAACAAGAACAAGCATCCTTTGCTGGTAAAGCAGGGATTGCAAATGTTTCTCTTGCACAGAAAACGGCTGGAACTTTCTAGCCACACATAGACCACAACAGGATTGACCAGCCCCTGTGTGCGGAAAGTCTGGTAGCAAAAGCCAAACACATTTCCCCAAATATGTTTGAGGTTTGCGATAACAAAATGATGGGAGCGTTGCTATGAGCAACAACAATCAAGATAACTGGGATGACGATGACGAGGATTTAGATTTAGAAGATACTCGTACCGTTGATACTGACCTTGTGAAACAACTTCGCAAGGCTGAAAGAATGAAAGAAAAACGCATCAAAGAACTTGAAGCGGAACTTACTAATTTCAGAACAAGTCAACGTGAAAGCATCATCTCACAAGTTTTGGAATCTAGGGGCGTTAATCCAAAGGTAGCCAAATTTATTCCTCAAGACATTGAGCCGTCAGCATCCGCTGTCGAGTCTTGGGTACAAGAATATGGTGATGTATTTGGTATACAACAAGAACAATCTAATAACGAACAGGCTCCAAGTTTGGCAGCACTACGTCAGATTGATTCTGTTGTTGCTAACGCCCAAACCCCTGCTGGCACAAGTGATATGGCTTTGAAAATTCAGAACGCAAGTGAAGATGAACTCATTGCTATGATTCATAATGCTGGTGGTGGATACGGCTCATAACTATAACCAAAGGAAAAAGTAAATGCCGAATACATTCACTTCTACTGACTCTGGTTCGCTCGGTACATCTCTTGTTGTACAGGCTTACGATAAGTTAGTAGAATTTGCGTTACGTTCACAACCGATGCTTCGCTCAGTTTCTGACAAGCGTCCAGTTAGCGTAACATCCCCAGGTACATCTGTAACTTTTCAAATTTACAATGACTTGGCAGTTGCAACAACCGCATTAACAGAAACAACTGACCCAGATGCAGTAGGAATTCCTTCTACATCATCTGTATCAGTTACTCTAAACGAATACGGTAACGTTGCTTTAGTAACACGCAAACTGCAATTAACATCTTTAACAGATGTTGACCCAGGTATTGCAAACATCCTTGCATACAATATGGCTGATTCAATCGATGATGTAGTTCAAACTACTCTCAACGGTGGAAC